CACAGCAGGTTCTGGCTTTACATACGGTCTGGACTTGAAGATGCAAGACCCCGTTGCTGATGCTGGTGGCCCTTCTGGAGTTATAGCGTATAAAACGGCTGAGATTCGCCTAGCTAATGATGCTGCCGCTGCTCCTGTTGTTATCACGGTAGGTAATTTTGTTGATGGTGCCGCTTCTGGTGTAGGCAAAGGTTCGTTAGGTATTGATTCTACCGATGGACTATTGTTTGTATCTGATGCTTCTGGCAACTGGCAGGCTGTTACTGTCTAATGTTGACTCATGAAGATCCAGAGGTGGCTACAATTGTGGCGCTTCTGGAGGCCCAAAGAGACTACGCAATGGGACATGCCGCCAAACTTGCTAAAGAAAATGCTGAGTTAATAGCAAAGATTAGCAGACTTGAGGCATCTAAACCGGCGTAGTCTTACCCTACATCTAGGAGATTAATTATGCAGTATGATATTTTAGCGTCGGCCCCGCTAGTCACTACAGGTCAGGTTACTGATAACGCTGGTAGCCCCAATGCTTTAACTAGGTTGCGTATAAAAGGGCTGTATTTTGTAAGTGGTGCTACTGCAGGATCAGTTGTTTTTAGAGACGGTGGATCAGGTGGAAAAGTATTGCTAACTATGAATACACCCGCTTCTGCTGCTAGTGGCTCAAATTACATCATTATGCCCGGGGAAGGAATTTTAGTACAAACAAACCTTCACGGAACTGTAACTACTACAGCTTCTGTAGTTGTCTTCTACGGATAAGGAGTTTTAAATGAGCGACAAGAAGAAGAAAACAAAGTTTCCTAATAGGAAGGACGATAAGTACTTTCCAGACCAAGAAAAAGCTCCTTCTCCTGATGAGGGATATAGAGGTAAAAAAGATCCTTTAGATAAGGTTAAAGATGTAGCACATAAGGTAGCAGACAAGATGATTGAGGCTAAAGCTGCTGGAGTGCCTACTCCGACTGTAGCCCCTGATGCGATAACCCCACCACCAGCTATGCCAGCAGCACCACGGCAAATGCCCCCACCAGCAATGCCAGTAGCACCACGGCAAATGCCCATGATGAAGAAAGGTGGATCAGTTAAGGCTGCAGCTTCACGTATCAAATCTTCAGCTTCTCGTCGTGCTGATGGCGCGGCTCAACGGGGTAAGACTAAGGGGCGTACCTTATAATGGCTAAGAATCTATTTGGTGGTAAAGAGACTTACAAAGAAGAATTTGGTGAAGCTAAGGCCGTGGCTAAGAAAAAGATTACTCCAGCCCAGTTTGTAAAGGGTGAGAAGTCAGAAGGGCACAAAGAAGAACCCGGTATGAAGGGGATGGCTAAGAAACTTGCCACAGGGAAAGTAACTCCGACTATGTACGCTAAAAAAGAAGCAAAGGAACCTATGGGAATGAAGGAAGGTGGATCGGCTTCTAGCCGTGCAGATGGCGCAGCCAAACAAGGTAAGACCGAGGGTAAGATGGTAAAGATGGCTGGCGGTGGCTTTGTTCGTGCTGCTGATGGCGTGGCTAAGCGTGGTAAGACCAAGGGTAAGACCCTATAATGAGGCCGTCCCGGGGTATGGGTGACATCATGAAGTCCAAGATGCCCAAGGGTAAGAAGGGCGGTTGGATTAAGGATGCTATCAAGAAACCCGGGTCCTTACGTAAGTCACTAGGTGTTAAGGAAGGGGACACTATCCCCACGGGTAAATTAGCTAAAGCAGCTAAGGCTCCCGGTAAACTGGGTCAAAGAGCGAGGTTGGCTGAAACTCTAAAAGGCTTTAAGCATGGCTAAGACCCCTGCTTGGACTAGAGCTGAGGGCAAGTCTGAGAAAGGTGGTTTAAATGCTAAGGGTAGGGCCTCGTATAATAAGGCTAATCCAGATAAGCCCGGGCTAAAAGCCCCGCAGCCAGAAGGTGGTAGTCGTAAGAAGTCATTCTGTGCGAGAATGTCTGGGATGAAGAAGAAGTTGACCTCTGCTAAAACAGCGAATGATCCAGATAGCCGCATAAATAAAAGCCTTCGGGCATGGAAATGTTAGATGACAACCGTTTCATATGCGTATATTCATTGCAAACCTAATGGAGTCCCTTTTTATGTGGGGAAAGGGGCATTACGCCGCGCAAATTATCTAGGTGAACGTAATGCAAGACACAAATCTACGGTAGCAAAATACGGGGCAAAGAATATAAGCATAGGTAAATTTGAGTGCTCAAGTGATAAAACAGCTCTAATGCTTGAAATTGGGTTAATAAGATGTTTTAGGGCTATGGGGGTAGATTTAGCTAACTATACCGATGGCGGAGAAGGCGCACTAAATCCTACACTTGAATCACGCCAACGCCTATCTGAGGCTGCAAAAAAACGTGGGGTTTCAGAGGCTTGCCATCAAGCTAGAGCAGCAGCTAAATTAGGAGTGCCTCTTTCAGAGGAGCAAAAGAAAAAGTTGTCCATTGCAATGACCGGGAAAGTATTTACAGAAGAACATAGAAAGAATATTAGTCTCAGTGCTAAAGCTAGAGGGGTGTCAAAAGAATTCCTCGAAAAAGCCCACGCGGCAAGTAGAGGAAGGGTTCATTCCTTGGAAGAAAGATTAAAACGTGGGGCGGCTATACGTAAAACGCTCCAGTTAAAAAAAATTGGGGCCTCAATATGACAACTAGTAGCCTTACAGCGTTCAATATGGATCTTAATGCTATCTGCGAAGAAAGTTTTGAGAGATGTGGCGCTGAACTACGTAGTGGTTATGATATGCGTACTGCGCGTAGATCTTTGAATCTACTAATGCTTGAGTGGGCAAATCGTGGAATTAACCTGTGGACTATTGAACAGGGCCAGATAACTCTTACAACTGGGCAAATATCCTACGCAATCCCCACAGACACAGTAGATCTACTAGACCACGTAATTAGGACTGGTACTGCATCTAACCAGCAAGATATTAATATCAGCCGTATCTCAGAGTCTACATACTCAACCCTGCCTAATAAGAACGCTAGTGGTCGCCCGATACAAGTTTGGGTTAATAGACAGACTGGGGTACCTAGGTCTACTGCAAATACTACGTTGTCAGCAGCAATAACAGCAACCGCCACAACAATCAACGTAACATCTGCCGCCAGTCTCCCCTCAGTTGGGTTTATCAATATTGATTCAGAGACTATAACGTACCAGAATATCGTTGGAAACCAGTTACAGTATTGCTTCCGGGCACAGAACGGGACTACAGCAGCGGCACATAACAACGCTGCATCGGTAACAAGTATCAACTTACCAAATATAAACGTCTGGCCTACGGGTGATGGCGGTGGTCCTTACACATTTGTGTACTGGAGACTACGTAGGATGCAAGATGCGGGTGATGGTAATACAACCCAAGATATTCCGTTCAGACTACTACCGGCACTTGTTGCTGGGCTTGCAGTTCAGTTAGCTATGAAGTTGCCTAATGGCATGGAAAGGCTTCAGATGCTTAAAGCAATGTACGATGAGCAATGGATGTTAGCTTCGGATGAAGATAGAGAGAAGGCTCCGATAAGGTTTGTGCCTCGTCAATCGTTTAATTACTAGGGGGGTACATGCCTTCTAAGTATTCATCAGGCAAAAATAGTATATCCGAGTGTGATCGGTGTGGGTTTAGGTACAAGTTAAAAGAATTAAGACGGCTAGTAATTAAGACTAAGAACGTAAATATTCTAGTCTGTGGTAACTGTTGGGAACCAGATCAGCCGCAGTTGTCTCTAGGTCTGTATCCTGTATCTGATCCTCAAGCGGTACGTAACCCAAGACCAGATTTAAGTTACTATGCAGCAGGTAGTACTGGATTACAGATAGAAGAGCTTACTAGCCCTACCCCAGCGCAGCTTGCTGATCCTCTGGCTAATGGGATACAGAGTATAGGTAGTCGTATAACTCAGTGGGGGTGGGGCCCAGTGGGATTGAATAATGTGCTAAACTTACCGAATGTTAACAATGATCTAATATCGGTTGGTGCGGTTGGAACAGTAACTATAGTAGTAACTTAAAGGAGCATATCATGGCTAAAGGTGGAAAGACTAACGAGCAAATGAAGCAACTAGGTCGCGGCCTAGCTAAAGTAGCTAACCAGAAGAAACCAGTGCGTAAAGTACCTGTATGCGCCCCTAAACGCGGTATCTAAGGAGTATAGAATGAGTGAATTTAACTTTTTCCCCGGGGATACAGCTAATCCTTGCGAGAAGTATACCCAGCCAAAGCCATACAGCGTAGACCTCAAGAACAGCAGCTACCCTAATAACGTGGCTAACACTCAGACTGAGAAGACTCGTGGTACTGGTGCAGCTACTAAAGGTAAGAACCACGCTAGGTTAAAAGTCGGCAAGTAATGAATTACGCTGAGCTTACGTTAACAATCAAGGGATACTGTGAAAACACGTTCCCAGAGACGATCTCGACGTTTACAACGGCAGAGCAGATTGCTACGTTTGTCAGAAATGCTGAAGAACGGATATACAACTCTGTTCAGTTTCCCTCGCTTAGAAAGAATGTAACTGGGCTTTTAACAGCTAATAACAAGTACTTATCAGCCCCTATTGATTTTCTAGCAGTTTACGCAATAGCGGTGATAGACGCAGCCGGGGTATATTACTACCTGCTAAACAAGGACGTTAACTTTATTAGAGAGGCGTTCCCTAACCCAGCTAATACGGGTCAGCCTACGCATTACGCTCTGTTTGGACCTACAACAACAAACACAGATCCAGCCGTTATAACGAATGAGTTGACCTTCCTTCTTGGGCCAACGCCAGATATTCTGTATAACGTAGAGCTGCATTACTATTACTACCCAGAATCAATTGTAACTGCGGGGACTTCATGGCTTGGGGATAACTTTGATCCAGTGCTGTTGTACGGGTCATTGCTTGAAGCTGTTGCCTATATGAAGGAAGAACCCGAAGTATTGGCTACGTACCAGAAAAGATACGACGAAGCATTAGCAATGGCTAAACGTCTGGGTGATGGCATGGAAAGACAGGATGCCTACCGATCTGGGCAAGTACGAATAGCCGTAACATAATAGAGGTACTAAGTGGCACTATCCCAGACATTATGTACGGTGTTTAAAACTAACCTGCTAAGTGGGTTAGAGGACTTTAATACAGGTACGATTTACACATACAAAGTTGCTTTGTATACTGTGACAGCGCCATTAAACGCAGATACACTTGCTTATACAACGGATGGGGAAATTACTGGAACTGGGTACGTAGCAGGGGGTAAAGTTCTAGCCCCAACAGTTCCCGCTAGTAGCAGTGGTACGGCATATGTAACATTTGCCAATGTGACTTGGGACCCCGCCCAGTTTACTGCATCAGGGGCATTAATATACAATAGCACAACAGGGGCTGCAGTTGCCGTGTTAAATTTTGGTGGGGATAAGACTGCAACTTTAACATTCCAAATACAGTTTCCAACTGCGACAGCGACAACCGCAATTATTAGGTTTTCCTAAAGGAGTTTCAAATGATCTCAAACAAAGCTAAATCTGTAGATAAAGTAGGTGGATGTGTTCTGTTAGG